CACCAAAGTGGACATGGTGAATTTGTAAAGGGCGTTTGGGTTTCGGCAAAGTCGATTCCTGGACGCGCTTTTTATTTTGAGACGTATTTACCCGAATATGCGGCAATGTACGATAAATTGCCCATCAGTGCCTTCTTATCGCGCCCAGAACTACCCGATCCCGATATGAACCTACCAAACCTACAGTTTTGGAACTGTATGGACTATGGTGTAGTGAGTATTGATAAGAAATTTATTGGAAGTATGGATTTTGAGTGCTATACACGCGATCATGGTATTCAAAAAGGCACTTATATCTGTACAATAGACAATTATCACCGCGATCCAGACATGGTTGACTGGGCAACGAGTGAAAATCCAGCAGAACACAAGTCTCATAACCTCATTGAACTGAATAATGGGCAATATGCGCTATATCCAAACAATAGATTACGCATTTTTGATAATAGTCTGACTCCAAAAGAACCAAAAATGCCCGATTTTAAGGTTTCGACTCAATATTATCAGGTTGAAAACGGTTATGAGCGACTTGGGATGGGTAATGAAGATGAATATCACTGGAAAACTGCCCAAGAAAGAGAAAATAAATAGTTTTTTGTTAGAAAACTGAATTGGAACGCTTTTCTATGGGGAAACACCTCCTTCTTGAGGTGTATGATGTTGACTATGATCTTATAAACAGCATTGAAGACCTCAAAAATGTCATGATTAGAGGCATTGAACGTGCCGATATGACAATTTTGAACGTTTTTTCTCATTGTTTTATCCCGCAGGGGTGTACTGTTGTGATTGCACTTGCAGAAAGTCATGTTTCGTGCCATACTTGGCCAGAAAATGGGTGTTTAGCAGTGGATGTGTATACTTGCGGGGCAGGAAACCCAAAATTAATCGCACTAGAGATACTAAAATATCTTAATTCTGATAATTACTCACTCAGAGAAGTTGCTCGTTAAATAAAATCAAGGAGATAGCAACCTCCTTTATAAAAGTTCTGTTTTATTCATTAAAACAGGAGCTAAAATGTCTAACTCACCAGTAGATAGAGACCAAGAATACATGTATCAGATGTGGGGAACCGATAGACTCGCATCAGATTATGGTTCGATGAAGAATTTACCATCAAAAAGGGTGATTACAGAGGTTATGCATGATCTTGCCCCCAAGCACGATCTTAAAAAGCAAACTGAACTGCATGAAAAAATTCGCAATGATGAGGATTATGATGATTGGTCGTATGGAACTGAACCAACATACGGCAATCCCTGGCACTAGGTATAAATAAAGCAAGAAAACTCTCGTTCAAATGGCAGTTCAAAGGATATCTAGATCGTTTAAAGATATTAGTTTATCCTTTGAACCCCATCCGGTGACAAAGGATCTAACGATTCTTAAAAATGAGAACGCAATCAAGCGATCCGTGAGGAATTTAGTGGAAACCATTCCAACGGAAAGGTTTTTTAACTCTCTTTTAGGATCAGAAGTACGTTCAAGTCTCTTTGAGTTTGTTGATTTTGGTACGGCATCTGTTATTCAGAGGCAAATCGAGATCACATTAGATAACTTTGAACCAAGAATTGAAAACGTTCAGGTTGAGGTATCACCAAGTCCTGATACAAATGAGTTCGAAGTAACTGTTATTTTTGATATTGTCGGACAGGAGTTTCCTACTCAGGAGTTCACATTCATATTAGAGGCAACAAGATAAATGCCTTTTACTAAGTTTTCTAATTTAGACTTTGATCAGATCAAAGAATCCATCAAAGATTATCTCCGTGCCAACTCTACGTTCACGGATTTTGATTTTGAAGGATCTAATTTCTCAGTCTTAATTGATACGTTAGCATATAATACTTACATCACAGCATTCAACTCGAATATGGTTGTGAATGAATCCTTCTTGGATTCCGCAACACTTCGTGAAAATGTCGTTTCTTTAGCGAGAAATATTGGTTACGTACCTCGCTCCAGAACCGCCGCTAAAGCATCTGTTTCATTTAATGTGCAAACTAGCACAACTAGTCCCACACTAACCTTACAGGCGGGTCTAGTGTGCGTAGGGAGCGTAAATGATACTTCTTATGTGTTTTCAATTCCAGAAAATATAACAACAACCGTAAAAGACGGAGTTGCTTCTTTTGGAACAGCAGCAGATCCTATTAGTGTCTATCAAGGAACATTTTTAAGCAAACAATTTGTTGTTGATGGATCACTAGATCAAAGATTTTTACTTGATAACTCTTTCATTGATAGTTCAACTATCGTCGTTTATGTAAAGGGTTTATCTGATACTGGTTTAGGTAGAGAATATTCTAGAATTGATAATATTTTAAACGTAAAATCAACTTCTGAAACTTACTTGATTCAAGAAGTTCAAGATGAAAAGTATGAACTCCTCTTTGGTGATGGTATCTTTGGTAAAAAACTAGAAGATGGTACTATCATCACAGCAACATATATTGTCACTGATGGAAAAGAAGGTAATGGACCTTCCTCATTCTCATTCTCAGGTAGTTTAAGAGGTTCTTCAGATGAGATTGTTGTTCCTACAACTACTCCAACTATAACAACCATCTCTGCGGCATCTAATGGCGGCGACATTGAGTCTATAGACTCTATTAAGTACTTTGCCCCTAGACTGTATTCGGCGCAGTACAGAGCGGTTACTGGAAGGGATTACGAAACTATTATCCAGTCAATCTATCCAAATACTGAGAGTGTCTCCGTGGTTGGTGGTGAAGAGTTAGATCCGCCACAATTTGGAACAGTATTCATCACAATCAAACCAAAGAATGGTGAGTTTGTATCCGACTTTGATAAGCAACAGATTCTTTCAAAACTAAAGAACTACTCACTCACAGGAATCAACCAGAAGATACTTGAACTCAAGTTGCTTTATGTTGAAATGGATTCTTTTGTTTATTATAATTCGGCAAAAGTTACTAATGTTGCTGATCTCAAAACTAATATTATTAGTGGACTGGAGACATATGCCGATTCCAAGGATATTAATAAGTTTGGTGGAAGGTTTAAGTATAGTAAAGTTCTTAGTGTAATTGATAATATCGATTCTGCTATAACATCAAATATTACTAAGATCAAAATCAGAAGAAACCTGAAAGCATTAACAAATCAGCTAGCACAGTATGAACTATGTTATGGAAACAAGTTTCATGTAAATCCCGCTGGTGCTAATATTAAATCTACTGGATTCACTATTTCTGGCGAATCTTCTACTGTATACTTTACAGATACCCCAAATATTATTCAGGGAAATGCTGGGGTAACAAGTCGTCTTGCTGCCGCCGATGTATTTGAAAGTAGACCAATAGGTATTACAGCAAAGACTGGTGTTCTTTCTATCATTAAAATTGATGCCGGTGGTCAAAGATCTATTGTTGCTAGAGATGTTGGCACTGTAGACTATGAGAAAGGGGAAATCATTATTGGAACAATTAATATAACATCAACAGTTAAACCAAATAATATTATTGAAATTCAAGCATTCCCAGAATCAAACGATATAATAGGTTTAAAAGATCTCTATTTAAATTTTGACATTTCAAATAGTACAATAAATATGGTAAGAGATACTATTACTTCAGGTGAGCAAATATCTGGCGTCGGATTTAAGGTTACTTCAAGCTATACAAACGGAGAATTAACAAGAGGATAATATGATCACAACGGGTTTTGAAACGAGAGTTAAAGTTCAGCAAATCATTGAAAATCAACTACCTGAGTTTATATTATCTGAAAGTCCAAAGACTGTTGATTTTTTAAAGCAATACTATATTTCTCAAGAATATCAGGGTGGACCTGTAGATATTTCTGAGAACTTAGATCAATATTTAAAAGTAGATAATTTAACTCCAGAAGTAGTTGTTGGATTTACTTCTGTCAGTTCTTCTCTTTCATCGACAGATGAAGTAATTGAAGTAACTTCTACGAAAGGATTTCCATCCCAGTATGGTCTGTTAAAAATTGATGATGAGATTATTACATATACTGGATTAACTACAAATACTTTTACCGGTTGTATTCGTGGTTTTAGTGGTATTACAACTTATAGAACCGAAAATAATCCACAGGAATTACAATTTTCTTCATCTGTTAGCGCATCTCATAATTCTGGTACTAGAGTTGAAAATCTCAGTTCTTTATTTTTAAAGGAATTTTACAGAAAACTGAAGTTTTCTCTAACTCCTGGATTGGAGAATGTTGATTTTGTTTCTAATTTGAATGTTGGCAACTTCATAAAAGAGGCCAGAACTTTTTATGAAGCAAAAGGAACGGAGGAATCATTCAGAATTCTTTTCAATGTTCTATTTGGAGTTACTCCAAAAGTAATAGATCTTGAGCAATTCTTATTGAAACCATCTTCTGCAGAATTTTTAAGAAGGGAAGTTATAATTATTGAACCAATTTCTGGAAATCCAAATAATCTAGTTGGTCAAACAGTCGTTAGATCAAATGATTCTGCAACAAATGCATCCGTCTCTGAAGTAGAAATATTTACTAGAAGTCAAAAAGTTGGATATGCACAAACATATTATAAGTTAGGTTTATTTGTTGGGTATAATGAGGATGATTTGATTAATGGTACGTTTACCATTACACCCAACACAAAAGTTTTAGAGACCGTATCTGTAGGATCGTCTGTAATTACTGTCGACTCTACGATTGGATTTGAGCAAAGTGGAACTTTAATTTCTAGTGGAAATGTAATCACATACACTGATAAAAGTATTAATCAATTTTTTGGATGTGATGGAGTTGATACTGAAATACCAGTAGCATCAGACATTAGATCTAATGATACTTATTATGGATATGAAGGTGGGGATATAACCAAGAAAGTAGAATTTAGAATTACTGGTTCTTTATCTTCATTTACAGCAACTTCTGATATAACTTCTGCGATTGAAGGTGAAAAAGTATATGTTAAAAATGTTGGGGAAAAAATATTAAATCCAGGTGAAGAAAAAACTCACAAACAAAAGTTTTTTAATTCTTGGATATACAATACAAGTTCAAGATATATTGTAGATTCTATTTCTGGTTCTACATTTACTTTAAAAGCAAATATTGATAAATCTTCTTTGAAAATTGGAGATTCTGTTGACATACTTAATAGTAGATCTCAAACAGTAGTTGTTTCTAATGCAACTGTATCAAGTGTTAATACTTCGTTGAAGCAGGTTATACTGGACAATCTTGGTGGATTTTCTCCAGTTTCTGGTTTGGAGTATGATTTAAGAAGAAATATAAAAACATCCTCTAGTTCCGG